AATACAAATAGGAGAAATGATGCAAACTTGGACAGAAAAAGAAGTGCTTGGCAATGGTATTACATGCTATAGAAATGTTATAAAAAAAGAAATTGATGTTATTAATAGACTTGAAAATATTCTAGGATCTGTTGCTGGATACGGAGAATTGTCGGCAGAAGGTAAAAGATATCACTGGATGCCAGCATATGTTGGGTATCAACAGTTAATGCCAGACTACAGAGATTGTGTTGATTTTAAGTTTAAGAAAACAGACATAGAGGCAGACAAGAGTGAAGATTCATTAAAACTTCAAGCGCTTTGGCAAGATGTTTATGACGCTCAGTCAGCAGCAGTAGAGGATTATCGTAGAGACTATAACATAATGCCTCTTAAGTATTGGGAGGCTTTTAACTTTATCAAGTATGGCCCAGGACAACACTTTAAAGAACATCACGATCACGGATATTCGTATAATTGCACGGTTTCATTAGTTGCATATGTAAATGATGATTACGATGGCGGAGAATTGTATTTTAGACTTCAAGGTTTAAATATTAAACCAAAGGCTGGAGATCTATATGTATTTCCTTCTAACTTTATGTATCCACATCAAGCAATGCCAGTTCATTCTGGAACAAAGTATTCTATTGTAACAATGCTTGATTATAGTAAAAAGTATCATACACCAGATATGTATGACCCAAAATGGGATAACGAATAATGTTTAATATTTCAGTCGAAAAAATGCATGGGGCACCATTTTCAATATCTCCAATGTCAATAAAAAGAGATTGGATGGATGTTACATCAGAGAAGCATGCATATAGATGTTTTCCTGTTACTCAGGCAAATGTAATAGGCTGGAATATTTTTTGTGAAGAAGATATTGAGTTTGTTTGGGATGGAATAAATGACCAAACCGATAAACACATAAACATAATCTCTAGCCCACAAGGATCTTATGCAGGCAGAGGGCAGTCTTCAATTAGTTTAAATACTGGCCTTATATTTAGAACAGATTCTGATGTTAGCATTTTTACTATAAATCCAGTTAACTATTTTAATGAAGATTTTGAAACTATGTCAAACCTAATTACAACTTCATTCTACGATAATCCATTACCTTTAGCAATTAAAGCAAAGAGGGCTAATCAAAATATAGTTATAAAATCTGGTACTCCATTGGCAACAATTATTCCGATATCATTAACAAATTTAAATAATAGCACGATAGAGGTTTTTGAATATAAGGATGAAGATAAGTCACGAATGAATGCCAACATTTCTTATGGAGAGGCTGCACAAAAAATCAATTCTACTGGTGGCTGGACTGATTGGTATCGAGATGCTGTAGATGAAAACGGAAAGTCACTCGGATCTCATGAAGTAAAAACTCTTAGGCTAAATGTAAAAGATAATAGGAGCACTAAATAAATGAATGAATTAAATACATCACACTCCGATATAATAAATAAATATTTGCAGGATGCCAAAGACAGAAAAGTTGGCCACTATATGATTACAGTAGCAAGAGATGGAGAAGACCCCGTAAGATCTATTATATCTTTTCAAAATATAGAAGATGCTGTAGATGGTTATAGAATGTATCAGGATGCAGGTTTTGCAAAAGATTATTTAACTGTTTCCTTGTACGAGCCCTGCGGAAAAGTAACTACAAAAGTATTAAAAAGAAATCATGCTGGAGATCCATCTTTTGTAAGACAAAACTATATTGATACCACAGATGCCATTTATCAAATAAAAGATAAGTTAGACAAAAAAGACTACGAAGATCTTTGCTTAAAAATTGCTACATCATTTGGAAAAGATAACTGGAGATTTAATGTTGAAAGGTTTTTGAAAAAATTAGAAGTAGAGGGAGAATTGTAGGATAAAAGTCCTATGATATAATTCAAACATGAATCCACAAGATGCAGTTACAGTAGTAAGAAAGCCCTCCAGCACACCCTCTGGGTTTTTTGGAAGTGGTCCAGAAAATATTATTGAACTAGAAAATTTTATGACGCAGGAAGAGGTCGATTTCTTAGATAAAGCAGCAAGAAGCATAACAATTTGGGATATAACACAAAGTCATAAGAATGAAAACGGAGTAATTATTTATGATGCAAATTATTGGAAAGATAGAGTAGCAAGTGCTCCATCATTAAATCAAAATGATCCAAACATTGTTCCAGTAATTATAGGATTGTTTAACAAACTGCAGCCAGTTATTGAAGAATTCTTTAATGTAAAAGTTAGGCCAACTGGACAAACAATTGTAAAGTGGAATCCAGGACAGTATCAACTACCGCATGCAGATAAAGAGTTACACTCTGGACCAGATGCTGGAAAACCAAACGATTTCCCAAACTATGACATAGCAAGTTTATTTTACATTAACGATGACTATGAAGGTGGAGAATTGTATTTCCCAAATCAAGGAATACAGTTTAAGCCAAAGCGTGGATCTGCATATTTTTTCCCAGGGGACATGAACTATGTGCATGGGGTAACAAAAATTAAAAATGGCATTAGATATACCTGTCCATTTTTTTGGGAGATTCTTGAGCATACTGGAGAAATAAAACCAGACTTTGCTAAGGAGTATCATAGAATTTTTCCTAATGACGAGTCAATAAGGGCCTGGGATCCAGACAATGGAATTAGGAATAACTAATGAATTTTATAGAAATATATCCAAACATTTTAGTTTATAAAAACATTTTTGAAAATGTAGAAAAAATGTATCAAATTTTAAAAGAGTCTTCAAATGATAATACGGACAGAATATTTGGAGAATGGTCACAGTGGGCACAATTTGGTAAATACATAAACTATCCAGCAGGAAACACTTTCGGCAAAGAGTGGAGTTATGAAAATTTAAAAGAAATAAAAACTGAAACTAAGAATCAAGAGGATCAAAAATATTTTCTTTTAGAGTTAGCAAGCGGATTTGATAAAGTAACTCAGGACTACATTCTTAGATATGGTAACGATTTTAATTTTGATAGTAAAGAAATTGTTGAGAATAGAGATGGAGAAAGATTTCCTTTATGGAAAATGTATGGCCCATCAATATGTAGTTATCACAAAGATATATTAGACAAAATGTCAATGACATATCATTCTGATTTCATTAGAGAGCCAATTCCAAGTCCAGGATATAAGTTTGCAATTACTGCAAATGCTTACTTTAATGATGATTATGACGGGGGAGAGATTGATTTTTATGTAGGAGGAGAGTTGATAAAGTATAAGCCAGAGGCTGGAGACTGGCTGGTATTTCCTTCGGGTCATCCAGAGGTGTTGAAAAAAAATGACAGTGTTTACTTACATGGGGTATTTCCTTCGTCTGGAAATGAAAAATATTTTGCAAGAATGTATTGGAGAAAGTATAGTCTAGGAAGCGAAGAGTGGTTTAAAAAAGAGGCCGAGTTTGGGAAAAAAGAATGGTATGATATGCAGGATGGCATAAATCAGGAATATTGGCAGACGCTGCCAAACAGGTTTGAAATACCAGAAGGAGTTAGAGTAAGATGAACCTAGAAAACAAATCAAGGATAACAAAAGATATAGTTATTTATGAAGACTTCATATCTCCAGAAGTTGCAGAAAAACTTGTAAAGGTTTTAGACAAGCATGCTGAAGTTGGAACAATTACATGGATGCCAATATCATTCTACGAATCTTATTCGTCTGTCCTTCCTCAAGATGATGATGAGCATGTAATTTCTGAAGGTTTGCCTTCTGATATTTTTTCACAAATGAAGCAGGGAATAATAGAGGCTGTTGCAAGCGTACATGATTTAGATCCAAAGGTAATTTGTCAAATTGGATATCATACACAAAAGTGGGAGCCAGGAGCATATGCTAGAAAACATTCAGATAACACAGATGAGCATGGAAAGTCTGGGGCTTTTACTAGAAGTAGATATGCAGCATTTTTATACTTGAATGATAATTTTGAGGGAGGATTTTTACAGTTCCCTGATCAAGATATTAGCATTAAGCCAAAAGTAGGAATGCTTGCTGCTTTTGACGGCGGGTTTAATAATATGCACGAGGTAACAGTTATAACCAAGGGAGTCAGATATACCATAGGTTCGTTCTGGGATGATCGTGAAGAAGATGCATATCCGCAAGAGGTCAGAGATGCATGGGCTGAAGAAATGAAGCAAACTAGAGCACAGCAAGAGGTTGAAAGAGCAGAGTGGCAAGAACTGCTAAAGCAGGGCTGGAAACTTGATGCTAATGGAAATAAATATAGGGCTGAGGAGTTATAAATGGAAGTTTTTTTAAAAAAACAATTTGACGACGCTGGCTTTAAGACAGAAGTTTTTCATGAGCAGGTTCTTTCTGTAGAAAACTTTTTGTCAAAAGAAGAGTTGGATTCGGTATGGGATATTATCAATAGAACTCCTGAAGAAGAGTGGTCAAAAGCATATAGAGAAAGTCTTTCTAGGTTTTGTTTAGAAAAATTTGGAAGAAGTGATGTAGAGAATTTGGTTGCTGAAGGTAAATATGAAATTACACAAGGATGGGACGATAAAAATCTAGACATTGGAGCCGAAAAGGTTAGCAGGACAGCACATAAGAGGGTTTCTGATCTACTAAGCCTGGCAGATAATAATCTAGAACTTGCAGGATTTGGAACAATGCAGCGAATGCAGTCTGGGGTTCAATTAAAATCCCATACAGATCAGCACACAGATCCTTCCATAAGGTATGCTGCTATTCTTTATATAAATGATGACTATAAGGATGGAACCCTGTTTTTTAAAAATAAAGAAAATTCAGATATGAGGCCAAAACCAGGAACGCTTTTGATTTTTCCAGGTAATGAAGAGTTTGAGCATGGAGTTAGACATGTAGGAGAAGGACCTATTAGATATGTTACTGTAGGATTTATAAAAGTTATAGGCTTTTATGAAAATAATAAATACTAGGAGAAAAAATGGACAGAGAAATACTTGAAGAAAAGGTTTACTATTACACTAACGTAATTGAAGACCCAAAAAAACTTGTTGACGCAATTGAGAACGATAACAAGGACCCTTGGGGTGAGTGGATGGCCTGCAGCGGTCAGCACTATGTTTATGGAACAGATAAGCAGATTGTTGAATCGGTAGAAAATGACTACATCTATAAAACACTGCAAAAGGCATTTGATGATGTTGCAAGAGACTATGCCAAGGCTCAAGGCATTGAAGAAGAGCCAAAGTTGTTTCCACAATACCCTATTAAAAAGTATATGCCTGGAACATTTATGGGCGCCCATTTTGATCAACAAGAAGGAGATGAAAGATTAAAGGTTTCTTTTGTAATGTATCTTAATGATGACTACGAGGGCGGAGAGATATCGTTTACCATTGCTTCTCCAGATGGTGTGCTAAGTCAGGCAAGTCCAGAGGCTGATTTTGCAGAAGCAGAAAAAAACAAAAATTATACTTTTGCAGTAAAGCCAAAAGCAGGAAGCATAATCGTATTTCCACCATCTCCACCTTATCATCACACAGCACATCTTGTTAAGAGTGGCGAAAAAATCATGGTTCCACAACACTGGATTCATTGATATAAAGCGCTACCGTTAGATGCGAGGTGTGCAATTTCTGCAAATTTAATTAAGTTTTTTCCTACACCAGTAAAAAACTTTGAGTATCTATTTCCAGAACCAGTTGCTTGCTCAAATACAATACCTTCGTGGTATAAAAAACAACCTTCATCTTTTAGCAAAGACAACGAAGATAGAAATTCAAAATTAACAGTAAAAAAATGTATTCCGTTTTTTGATTCAATGTCAATGGGATACTTTTTTAGAATGCCAGTGGATTTATACATTAATACAAAAAATGGTAAAACAGAATGCACCATACCAGATCAGTTTTCTTTAGTTAAGCATAGAATTATTGATTGGCATTCTTCAGAACATATATCTCACTACCCTGTTGATTTTAACATATATCTAGAAGATGTATTTAGAATTAATCCAATGTGGATGATTAAAACTCCTCCAGGTTATAGTACTTTGTTTACCCCTCCTATGCACCAAGGACATATTCCAATAAGGGCAATAGAAGCAGTTGTAGATACTGATAACTTTTTAACTGCTGGCTTTAACTCATTCTTTTTACAAAAAAATTTTGAAGGAACAATAAAACAAGGGACTCCAATAGTACAAGTAATACCATTTAAAAGAGAGTCTTGGGAAATGGTTGTTGATCTAAATCATGATCCAAAAAATATATTTAATCAAAGAAAACAGGGAGATCCTTTGTTTCCAAACGCATACAGGCATATGGCATGGGAAAAAAAGAACTTTGATTAGCCTTAATCTCTTAACAATACATTGAGAGTTTTGCTTTTTACAAAACTCTGCTATAATTAACACTTATTCCGTTTTTGAAAGGACGATACATATTATGTCAGATTTTTTTAGTTTTAGGCTTCCAGAAGATTTTATAGAAAAGTACAAAGGCGCAGAAAGCCCATTTGGATTTAAAGATGCAGCAGAAAATTCACTTGGAGAGATTACTTTCATCCGTACTTATTCTCGCATGAAGGAAGATGGAACTAAAGAAAGATGGCATGAAGTTTGTCGTCGTGTAATCGAGGGTATGTATTCAGTTCAGAAGAATCATGCTAAGGAAAACAGACTACCATGGAACGACTATAAGGCTCAGAAGTCAGCACAAGAAGCATTTGATAGAATGTTTAACCTAAAGTGGACACCACCAGGTCGTGGTATGTGGGCATTTGGAACTCCTATGACTATGGAGAAGAAAAACTCAGCAGCACTACAAAACTGTGCAATGGTTTCAACAAAAGATCTTGACAAGAATGATCCAGGGGCTCTCTTTGCTTGGGTTATGGATGCCCTTATGCTTGGCATCGGAGTTGGGTTCGATACTGTGGGTCAGGACAAGGGTTTCTTAATTTACAGCCCCACAGAGCCAGAGCAGATTTATGAAATTCCAGACACTCGTGAAGGTTGGGTAGAATCAGTGAGAGTTTTGATAAACTCATATCTCAGACCTAATCAAAATATACAGAAGTTTAACTATGACCTAATTAGGCCGCTAGGAGCCCCTATAAAGGGCTTTGGAGGCGTTGCGTCTGGTCCCGCACCTCTTATTAGGTTGCACGAGCAGATTGACCGTGTAATAGGCTCTAGAGCGGGAGAAACACTAGATTCTCGTGCCATTGTAGAC